GTGTGCAGTAGAATCGCCTTAAGTCCTCCGTGGCTCACTATCGAGCGGAGCGACCGCGGAGCTTCCAGATCGCCGTCAGCGCAAGGCGCTTGCGGTTTTCGCGCCGCAAAATTCTCATCATGGACGAGGCTTTTTGAGCGCGGAAACGGCCGGGGCCTGTCGCCGTGGGCGACGCGACTAAAATTTCTTGCGGGGAATTTACAGCGATGGCGAGCCGCGCCCGCCGAAGGTGTGGACAGTGATGAAGTCTATGACGAGAGAAGCAGTCCGAGGTTCGAGCTCGGGCCGACGCCTCGCGTCGCTGCGGTTTTTCTGCTGATTTCTCATCTCGCAGCTCCCCTCTTCCCGCGATTTGAAGCGTCTATGATGAACGCTTCGACGGAGCAGTTTGCTTGCTCGACCGTCAAATTGCAAGAGAGGAGAAGGAGTTTTATCGACAAAAAAGAGCGACCCGGCTGGCCAAATTCGGCAGCGGTTGAAGCAGGATCGTCCTCCGACTGTTCCCGCGGCCTGTTATCTGCCTTCAGGCTACAACGAAGGTTTTCGGCGTACACCTCGAAACGAAGGAAGTCTGGTCGCTCACGGCGGCGCTCCTTCGTCAGCTTGTTCCTCTCACAGATGGGAACCAGAACTCAAATTGCTAACTCAGGTTATTCTGGAAGATGTAGACACTACAAACATGAGATTTGCTCTCACCTTTGTACACCGATCTAGTGGTCACCAAGGACGGCCCCCTCGTGGCCCTCGTCGACGAGACCGTCGTGGCGCGTTTGCCGCGCTTGACTGCCCGTTCCAAGAGCGCGAGCCGTTCCTCAATTGCGCCGCTATCGGTTTCGTTCATGGCTGTTCTTCTCCATTTGGCTGCCTGTCCCTGGGGTTTTACTTAAGGGCGCGAAGCCACCTATGCAGCGCAAAACCAGCGGAACTGGCCGCGCGCTAACCGAGAACTGGCAGCGGTCGAGGTCCCGACGTTTTGATCATATGGCTTCCATCACGCTGCCACGCTAGCGGGTTAGTACCTGATGACGCCGCAGCAATCGAGTTCGCCCTCGAAGTTCGGAGTAAAGCTCGGGCGCTTCGTCGCAGCCCGAAAAGTGCGATTAGCATGAAGCACTCACCACATGAAATTGGGCGGCGAGAGTTTATCAGGAGCGGGACGTTGGCAGGCCTCGGCGTCGGACTGCCGCGCTGACTGGTACTGCGCACGCCGCGATTCCACCTCGGCGTCGAGTCCAACGCTCCGCCGCGCTCGGACGCACCCGGATGAGAATTTCCGACATCTCTTTCGGAGCGGACCGACTCTCTCCGGGTCAGGAAGACGTGTAACGGCACGCCCCTGACCTTGGGATAAACTACTTCGATATCGCCGATACGTACCGGGGTGGCGATTCGGAGATCGTGCTCGGCAAACGTACTGCAGGGGAAGCGCGACAAGGTTTTTCTCATCTCCAAGGTTTCCGCGGGGGCGGACACCAATCGGGACGAGATCATGCAGGCGCTCGAAGGCAGTCTGCGCCGCCTCTAAACCGACCATGTAGACGTGTATTTCAATCATGCGGTCAAATGTATGACAGCAAACGGATTATCGCTCACCCGGCCGACGGCGTTGCGCTGAAGGAACGTGCAGCAGGTCGGGCAAAGACAACTGCGCATTTCCGCCTGCACATCTCATGCTGTCCGTCTACGACACTATCCGGGTGATGGCATGGGTTCCGGCGGGCCCGGCCGTGTTTCCCTTGCAAATTGACAAATCAGGCCGTCTAAAGCGTGGCCAAGTTGAGGCGGCAGATGAATAAGAGCCATTGTTGGACGCGGGAGGGCGGGTCGCGGAAGGTTGAAAATTGGCTGGACTCTGCTGGCCGTTAGCGACCGTCAATGTTCCGCGAACTCCCTTAGCTCGCCGTCCTGATAAAATAATCGGCCAGCATCACGGCGAACCAGCCTCTGCTTCGATATCCCATCCGTAGCGATTTCCGTCTTCTGCTAGTGGAAGAGCGCACGGGAATGGCCTTGCAATGCCCCTACGAGCCTCGTTTAGTACCTGCTCTTTGGTCGCGTGACCCCGTAGCTCCGCAAGCATCGACTTCGCGCCGTTGAGCATTCCCCTTATATACTCACTTTGTACGCTACCTTTCCCATTCCGCTGGACCTCGTCATAGAAAGAACAGACAATCAACTGGATTAGCTCGGTGGCTCGCAGGAGCTCAGGCGTCTGAGGAAGGACTGTTACGCCTGAAGCGAGTTGGAAATGCCAACGCATGAACTCTATGAAGAATTGTCGACTTTCCCGGCACCTTCGATGAATAGAGGTATATTCGTTGACTAAAACCCGTCTGTCCCACGGGCGGATCTTGCCGGAGCATTCGCCGCAGATTCTAACTGCGGCCACGTAACTGAGACTCGTACGCAATTGTTTCGAGATCTGTTGGAGCTTATCGAGCAAGTCGTCAAGCCTCAGAAGCCAATTCTCCGCCGCAGACTTCTTTGCGAGTTCTTGCAAGCTCTTCACGAGATCGGAGAGTAAATGACTTAACGGAAATTCTGTCGTCATGCGCTTGTCCTCGATTGTTGATATCGCCGACTGATGCTCATGATAATTTTCTAGTTTAGGCTTCACAGCAAAAATCCAATTAATGCAAGAGTCTGTTAGCCTGCGGTTCCCTGGTTTCACCCTAGATGTCCTATAGTCATCACAGCCATTCCTGCGTTTTCCTTGTCTGTCTCAAGATTCTGAAGCGCTGAAGTCTGGAGATATTGCAATCAGCCACCCTACGTCCGGAGCCTTGGGACGCCCGCCGTTCGCGCCGAAGAGCGTTCAACTTGCGTGCCGAAGCTCAATGATTTCGAGCTCCACTTCCGCTCGACTGCGAAGTGTCGACGCTGAATGTCGACAAGTTGTGACAGCGTTGACAGGTTTCTGGCGATTATTCGGTTTCTTAGCTTGGGTTGACCTCGTAGGTGATCTTGCCCGGGCAGCGGCTTTCCGGTACTCGCGGAGCGGGGCCGCTTTCGGTGAGTCGTGCGAGAGCCTGTTTGAGTTGGTCGAGGTCGGTGAAATAGCGACTGCTGCGCTCTGCTTTGTGTCCGGTGAACCAGTCTTCGGTGCGTCAATGCGATTACCTTGCGGGCGCGCTACGCTGTCTCGCAATTGTTGATATGGCCCGGCATAAAATGCCGACGGTCACTCACTATGACCAATGCTGGTGCGAAACTAGGCGCAAAGCTTCGGGCGATGAGGACATAACCCGATCCTTCGGCCCACTAGCTCGCTACGCTATCGGTGAGCGATTGGTGCGCACTGCCCGACCTCCATTTCTGCTGGCGTTTTTTCTTGTCCGTTTGTGAACCACGACCAAAAATGCGCGCTGAAGGCCAGTAGGCCACGGGGTCCAGGCTCGCTCCGCAGGTCGGTATCGATTCAGGCGCAGGGATTGGTGGGCGCCAGTGGCAAACAAAGAAGCTGATGTATTCGGTTACTCCCGATATCGCCGCGACGTGGTGTTAGCGCGGAGCTCTCGAAGCGTTCAAGCTTCATAGCCGGCGCATATTCCCGACGTCATGTCACCGCAACTGAACAGAGACGGGTAGTTTCGGTCCATCCCAGTTAGCCCGAAGTGTCAGCGAACTTTGCAAAAGACCGTCAGTTGCCGTCAGTGATCGTCAGTGGCCGAAGAAAAGGCGATTAGTTCGAGGGTACTTGGGCGCCCGATTACTGACGGCTACTGACAGCAACTGACCGTGTTTTCCGACTCTGCGCCGCAGCGACCACGGAGACCACGCGTCTGCCCTGCACATCGTTGCGGCTGAATTGAAGCTCCACTCCCGCGGCGCGGAGATTGGTGGCCATACGCCTTAGCGCATTACCCAGACCATTGGGCGCCTTGGGCCAGCGCACCGAGCGACGTATTGCGTCGCTCACCATGGAGTCAAGCCTCGTATGAAGTTCTGCGACCGTCCCGGTAAAGCCCTCGCGGGCCAATTCGGCCAGCGGTTGGTAGAGCGGAGAGGCCTCGAGCGCTAGGTCGCGTGCCTCTGCGCTATTGGCCTGGCAGGCCGCCGTGGCCTCCCCCGGCTTCATGCGCAAGGCTTCCTCACATGCGCTCACCCACAGCGCAAAGTCCGCCAGCCGTGGCGAGCGCTCGAGCTTGGCCTGCGGAAGATTTCGGAGGCCCGCCACCGCCGCGTCGAGTAAGGCACCCAGGATCTGTGGTCTTCGCGCGGAGAATTCGCACCAGAACCGCGCCTCGTCCCGCCGAATCTCGGGTGTAATGCTCAGGAACTCGACTATTAGCGCGCGGTCGAGAAAGTCGGGTCTTGCTGTGCCGAGGTCGGGGATGGCGTTGAAAACCAGCGGACGGGTGGCATCGAAAATGGCTTCATCGTGGTCACTGTAGAGTTGCCGGCCACCGAAGCCGCCGCCGGTCGCGAGACGACACGCAGCATCGGCCAGCTCTTCTGGCAACCGGCTCAGGTTATCGAAACACACGAGCCAGGAGTTTCTGGCTGCTGCGGTGAGATCACGAACCTCACGAGGGACGCCTCTGAGCGCTGAAGTGCGAGGGTCAATGAGCGAACTAATCACGCGGCACGCGGTCGACTTTCCCGCACCCTGCTCGCCCTTGGCGACCAGAATGGGCAAGGGGAAGCCCGGACGCAGCGCGGCCACCAGAAAGGCTCTGATCAATATCCAACCGTGGTGATCGACATTGAAGAAGGGGCGCAACTCCTCGAGGCTGCCGCCGCGCTCCGGTTCGGGCAGCGGTTGCGCACCGCGCGTGCGGCGAAATTTCGCCGGCGGTCGCTCGACTACCCGCCATCCCTCAGCATCGATCTCGACCGCCCGCCAGGCGCGATCGCACAGGTCAAGGTAGAGCCTGCCCCCGTGCTCGGCCACGCGCAGGTGGACCGGACACTCTTCTCCGTCAAACAGCGCTCGCGCTTCGAACAACTCCGCCGCGGCGCGGATTGCCCGGGCCCCTGGGCTCTCGCCGGTATCGAGGTAATAGAGTCGCAGCAGAAAAAGCTGGAACGGGCGCGCACGGATCGGATAGTTCTCCCAGTGAGTGTCAACGCGAATGGAGGCCCAGCCCTGCTGGTCGGGATCGTGAAAGAGCTCAAGCCCCGCGTCCGAAGCCAGCCCGATCAATCTGTCGGCGTTTGATTGCCATTCCAGGTCTTGGCTGCGCGGGGGCTGGCGCAGCATGTATTCGATCAGGTCCGATTTCTCGTACTTCTCGAGAATCGCCCGCCAGTACTCCCACTGGACTGGATCAGCATGCCTGATGGCGGCGAAGGCAAGCACCGCCTCGCTTGAGACCAGCAGGTCCGGATCGTTTGCCACTCGGGGTTCAAGCTCGCGCAAGAAGAGCAGGGCCAGCTCAGCGGCGATGCTGCGGAGCGGTTGGGTTGCATCGCTCATCGGTATTCAGAGCCGGGCAACCAACTTCTTCCATTTGCGCCGATTGCAGCGCCGGCAAAGCGTCTGCAGATTCGACTCCTCGGTTTTCCCGCCCTTGCTGACTGGAATGATGTGATCGACTTCAAGATTAACTGCCGTCCGGCACCTGCGGCAGCGCGCGCCGTCGCGCAGCAGTACCTCTGCACGAACCGGGTCGGGAATCCGTCTTTTCGCCGAGCGGTCTTGATAATTGAGTTGTTCAACCTGGGCGAAGGCGACAAAGTCCGCAAACGCGCTCAGGTCCACTGAATCCGTGGCCCCGATCAGCTGCTCCAGCTTTAGCGGGTTATTGGGCAGGAGGTTGTCCATGCGCGCCGAAAGCAACAGCAGACAGATCAGATGCGCCTTGCTGGCGTCGGGAAGCTGGCGAAAACGCAGGTCGTTAAGCAGGTCATAGGGCAGCCTGATCTCTCTGCGACTGCGCTCGAACTGGCGGAAGTTACGGAAGCCGAAGAACTGTTCCATCGACGTCTATGCAAGACCGGGCTCGAGAAAGTTGATCTTGACGACCGAGACCGGCGGCTTGCGGTAGGCCTCCAGATTGACGCCCCGCAGCTCCGGAATCGCGGCGTAATCGACCGCTCCCCTTCTGGAGCTTCTCAGGAGCTCGACTCCGCAACCAAAGGTTCTGCGCGCGGTGGCGAGGCTCTCGAGTATCGCGCGGAGCTTGTGCTCTTCCGCGGCCGCCGTCTCCAGCCGCCCCTTCGCTTCGCGGTAGCGCGACGCGACGTGGCGCCATTTGGGGTCGGCGCTCAAGTCGAGTTCGCCGCCGGCCGGTTCGGGCCAGACGTTTTCTCTGACCAGTTGCCAGAACGCAGCCTCGGCATCCAAAAGCCGTTTCAGGTATTCGCGGTCGGGACTTACTCTGACCAGGCTTCCCGCGCTGCCATCGAATGACCAGTAATGGGCCTCCGCCGCCCGCGAGACCTCGAGCTCGTGCTGCAGTTGCGCGTAGTACTGTGGAGGCACGCTTCCCTGTTTAGCGCCTGTCTGGTCGCGCACATTCATGGGGCACTTGATCTCGAGTACGGTTGAACCGTCGAAGCTGAGCCCGTCGAGCGATGCACGCATCCATTCCAGTTGGTCGTGCACCAGGCACAGCGGCTCCATCTGGATCCCAACTTCCTGCTCGTAGGCCCGCCGCGCGAGCCGTTCCAGCTCGCGCCCGCGCCGTGCCGCCGGCCCTGCGGCATCTTCCTGCATGCGGCCGGTCTTTATCGACCACAGCATGCGCGGCGTTTTGAAAGCCGCCTCGCCCATGATGACCGGAGCGTCGCTGGCGCCAAGTCCCTGCTGCCGCCAACGGTGCCACTCCGCCGTGTTCTGTTGCAGCCGCTCAATTCTGGGCATGGGTTCCGTTCTCCTGGCTGCTCTGTTTGGTGAGTTTGCGGTTGAGCAAGTCGAGTGCGCGGCGGTACGAGCCGTCGGTCATCTCCCCAAGGGCCGAGATCCGGTAATAGGCAAGCACCCGCTCAAGCTCGGTCCCGGTCTCTTCGATCAGTCCCTGCAGCTCGCGCACCTGTTCCGGTGTGATGACACGCTCCGAGCCGAGCGCGGCCCTTGAATTTGCGCGCTCGTCCTCGGGATCATCTCCGGTGCTCAATAGAAATGATTGGAGCAGGGCATACTTGAGCGCTCCGGTCATCGCCTTGTAGGGCGCCTTGTCGCCGGGGTCCGCACCCTCACCAGGCACCCTCACGGTCAGCTCCTCGCCGGACCGCGCATCGACGAACCGGTAGTTCATGACCACCCGTGCGATGCGGTCGGAGGAGCTGCGCGGGGTCTCGGTGGAGATCGACTGGAGCTGCGGAATCACGACCACGCCGAGTTCGGCCAGGATGTCGCCCACCGAGCCCGCCAGGTCGGCGGCCGTCACGTAGCTGTAGTTATGCCGCTCGTTGTGCCCGCGCTTCTGGACATAGCCGAGCCGCCGACGGACCTCGGCGAATTTCTCGCGCAGATTCAGCTCCTGCCGGTCCGGCTGCTCTGAAAACGGATCGTTCGCAATGGCGGCGGGCTTCTCCCCTCCTTTGCGGCGTCGCCGGCCACGCAATCCGTTACCATTCCCGCCGCGCTGTTTGACCGGCATCGGTGCGTCGCCCTCCTCCAGCTGCGTACCCGGCCCACCCTCGACTGGAATGACCTCGGCGTAATCAGGCTTGGCCTGACCGCCACCCGCCACTCGATAGCTGTTCCCCTCTTCGTCGACGAATAGCCCCTCCTGCGGGTCGAGGTTGCGGACCGGACGCCCGGCGACCAGCGCCGGGTTGGCGTCAGGCTCTTCGACTCGGAACCACTGCCGCATCCCAGGAGAAGAAGCCTCGGACGCGCCCGCGCTGAAAGGCGTTTCCACTATGATGCAGAGGACGCCGTCGCGCGCCTCCAGGCGGCTTTGAGAACTTTGCTTAAGCATGGTTTTCATGGCCTATTTAGACCTCCTTTAGCCTTGATGTCAGATAGCTCTGCTTTGCTTTTATGTCAACTCGGACCGACATCAATTCAAGTCTCAAAAATATCGCATAATTCTCATAATTGGACGGCATTTCATGGTCTTGCAACGACCGTGATTATGTGGCAATGTTTGTCGTTCATAGCAGACAGTGCGATCGGCCGCTGCGATTTTCCCGTATTGCACCTGGCCCAAGCGGCGTCTAAGTGTGCTCACGTGCCAAAAAGACAAACGGCGAACAACCGTGAGGAGAACCGGGGTCAGCAAGCCTAATCTCGTGGCGGCGGCGGTCAGGCTGGCAGGCGGGCCAGGTGCGTCAGCGACCATATGCGGGGTATCGCGCCAGACCATCTATGATTGGATCAACGAGCGGCGCGTCGAGCGCCTGATCGACGCGCTCAGGCTCTCGCGCGCGTCCGGTGTGGCGATCGAAAACCTGGCCGGGGATGATGTTGAAAAGCTCGCCGCCCCCGTTCGAACACCGCGCCCGAAACGCCGGGGGAGGAAGAGATCACCCGATTCTCCGGGTCTCTAGCTCACGCGTGATCGGATTCGCCGCCGCCGACCTGCTCCCTTTGCTGAACCGACGGGCGTAAGGGCCGCTATCGCGAGCTCACTCGTCGGGCGGCCAGGCCCGCCTGGGGGTCATCATCGTCCAGGTCGACTATCTGCCGATTGCAGTAAGCCGCACCGAAAGCGTGCCCCGTGTGCTCGCGGCGACGCCCCCGCACTAACGACCACTTACTATCGTTATTTCTCGAGAAGCGCGGTGACCGCTCCCGGCCGGAGCGTCGCCCCTGCGCCCAAATTTATCGCGGGCGTCGCCGCCCCTGAGCGCGTCGACTTGTTGCTCGGCCCCCATTGAGCTGCCGGACGCATGCCGTACTGCCGATCGACGAAGCGGCCGGAATGGTGCGCTCAATGATGGCGGCGCCGGCGACGGCCTGCATGCGAAGGTGATGGGATGCTGCTGCGTCGCCGCCGGCGACCACGCCTTCGCCGACGAGCTGGGCGAGGACACCGGGCGCATCGTGCGCCCCGGCCAATGGAAAAGGAAGCGCAGATTGCTTCGGAACTCGGGCCGCCGCCGAATTCGCGCTATGGGGCGCGCCGGCGGTTATCGCGATTGCAATTATCCCGCGGCGCAGGCCTATGCCGCCAGGCTCATCGAATGCGCCGTTCTAGGCCGACGGCTCGCGCACCAGATGCTCCTGGTGCAGTGGCACATGGGCCCGCAAGGCGATCATTGAACCCAATCGCATGCGAAACCGGGCCCGATCAATTTTCCTCCGAATGTAGCCTACCACTCGCTTCGATGCGTGGCTTCAACTGACGCTTGGCGGCCGAGCAAGCGTGGATGACGAAATCGCCCGCGATGAGAATGGCAAGAATGACGACAAAGGTGGAAGACCACTAATTACGTGCAGTCTGCGTGACGAGCGCGTCGAAATGAAGGCTCAATAGGAGGGTCGAAGTACATGTCAGCGACCCCGCTAGGAGGGTATGGTCCTATTCGGCGCGTGTTCCTGAGTTCATGCGTACTTTCATTGCTCCGAGCTTTTCAGAAATACAGAAAGACCAGCAACACGCGTTCGGCGCGGCCGCAGCTTCCGACCGACCCAGCCGTGGAATGGCAACGTCGATAGGAATCATTGTCGGCATCTTTGGGGCAATCAGATTTTTTTGGAGCTCGGTCGCGTGCGCTCAAGTGCCGTTAGGTAATACTTCCGTCTTTTTGCTTTATACCGTTTGGCATCCTCTTGGAACCGGCGCATACGCTCTCTACCAGAACATTTCTCGGAGCAAAAAATCCTGCGCTTTCGCTTCACGAAAAGAGCCCCGCACCCCTGCGCTGCGCAGACTTTAAGCAGCTTACCGACCGCCTGCAGCGTGTCTGCCGCAGACATCGAAAACGTGTCATTCCAAAGCCCATTGTATGAAGGCCGGTCGCCCTTGGGGATGACTGAACGGGCGATTGACATTTGCGGCAGATCCCAGCTTGTTCCGCGCACATAAGCCCGTAGACCATCACCCACCCAGACCGCCAGCCGCCGAGCGGTTTTCCGCGAGACAGGGTTATCAATCGTCTCGAATGACGACGCGTTTAGCGCCGCAAACTCGCTAACCTCGCGTCGCAAACGCTCGAATTTCGGCGAGGACATCCCCTCGAAGTTATCTGTCGCGGCGAACTTCAGCAGCCATCGCAACCGAGACTCATCGGTAGGTCCGATCAGCCTGGCGGTTCGCGCGGCCTGCTGACGGGCCACCTGCTCAAACAGATCGTCAACAGCCATCGTTCTGCTCCGGTAAACGGAAATCGTACCTGACCTGCTTACTTTCCGTTAACGTTAATCTGATCCGTAGCCGTTGTCAAAGTCAAAAGAGCAGTGTTTTCTTAGAGGACATACTTTTTCCTAAGGAGACCTGAATGAATGGTGAAAAATTGCGCTTGGAATGGATGTACGCGCACGAATTGGATGACAACCCGCGGAATTGGCGGCTCCATCCATACGCGCAGGAGATGGCGCTGCGTGATGCCAAACAGGAGGTCGGCTGGGCGGGCGCTCTGCTTTATAACGAGAGAACCAAACGCCTGATTGACGGTCACTTGCGCAAGAAGATCGTGAAAAAGAGAGAAAGGATCCCGGTCCTTGTGGGCTCATGGTCGGAAGAGGACGAGGCAAAAATTCTGGCCACACTCGATCCGATCGGAATGATGGCGCAAATCGACAAGAACGCACTCGAGGCCCTTCTTGGTTCTGTGAGATTCGAGAGCTCTGCAATCACGGACTTATTAGCGACGATAGCGGGAGACGCCGCGTCGAAGTGCATCGTGGATCCTGCAGACCTTCTTGAGCCAGCGGATCAGGTCGAGCGGGCCGATGAGCTGAAGAGGAAATGGCAGACGGTCAAAGGGCAGCTCTGGGAAGCTCCTCCAGGCCACCGAGTCGTTTGCGGTGACAGCACGGATCCGTTGGTAATCGCTGCTCTCTGGCAAGATGCTGATCCCCTGCGTCTCACCTGCACTGATCCTCCTTATGGCGTGGATTACCACTCAAAAACGGCATGGATGGCTAAACATGGCGCGCAGCGCAAGCGCGCCGCCATCGAGAACGACACGCTCAAGCCGAATGACATTCGTAGGCTGTTTGGCAACGCGCTGAAATTGGCAACGAACCACGCCGCACCGGGTGCTGTGATCTATGCGACGGTGCCTTCCGGCAGCCAGCTGCCTTTCTTCATTGCCGGCCTCGAGGACGGCGGCTTCACCTTCAAGCACTCTCTGGAATGGCTGAAAAATTCGCCGGTTTTAGGCCGCGCCGATTATAACTATCAGCACGAAACGATCTTGTACGCGTGGATCGAAAACGGGCCTCATTATTTTGTCGCCGACCGAGCAAAGTCATCTGTGTTCGAGGTCGATCGTCCACAATCTAGCCCGTTTCACGCAACCACGAAACCACTTGAACTAATAGCGGGATTTATCATGAACAGCTCGCGAAAGCACGACATTGTCTACGATCCATTTTGTGGCAGCGGGACCACACTACTCGCATGTCAACAACTTGACCGAATTGGTTTCGGAGTCGAACTCGATCCGGGATACGTCGCGGTGACTCTGGAACGGCTAAGTGCGTTGGGTCTCAAGCCGAAAATTATAGCAGGTGTAAAAGAATAGTCAGCCAGAATAACTGAATCGCAATAATTACCAAAAGCAAATACTCACTCCATCCTAACGAGGTAGCGGTCTAGTGGCAAAACGAAGACAGCCTGACGGCAGGTTTCGCGGATCTCGTGAACCCGTAACCCCAAGTGCGCGTACACGGCGAGCTCGCTGAGTCGAGGAAGAGGTACTTAAGCTAAAAACCCTGGGGGTGACTTCATTTGCACTGATCGCGCAACAACTTACTAAGGTGGGTCGGGGTGAGGCTCAGCCGGTCGTCGAATTCCCTCCTGAGCTTACCTTCCCCCCTGCCTATTCCATCACCGCTGTAGCTTGCTGGAAGGCTTGTCAGAAAGCTCTAGCACGGGGCCCTCGGCTCAGAGCGCAAGAGATGCGCGACATCGACAGCGATCGCCTGGAAGACGGAATCCTCGCCGCGCAGAAGGGAATCAAAAAGGGTGATCCCGGTGCATTACAAGCTTTGTCTAGATTGATCACGACCAAAGCCCGGCTGAACGGCTACCTAGCCCCGCAAAAACTAGAAGTCTCGGGCAAATCAGGTGGACCGGTCGAAATCAAAACCGCCGAGGACGAAGAGCTCTCGAAAATGCTCGAGCGTCTGACGCAAGAGGAGATGATCGAATTTCTGCGTCTGTTCAACAAAGCCAAAGGTGTCTCGGTCGAACCAAGTCAACCAAAAGATGTGAGGAGGGGGGAGGACGATGAGGAAAACAAAGGATGATGATCTGCTCCGACTGTTTCGGACAGGAGTCGACATCGGGGCTCAGTTGCAGGGCCTTATATGCGAGCGTTCACTGCCCGACTACATGCGCGAGGCCTGGCCGATCTTGAACCCGGCCAATCCATTTGTACCAAACTGGCACATCGACCTGATTGCTGAGTACCTACTTGCTTGCTTGCTCGGCCAGATACAAAGGCTAATTATCAACATGCCTCCGAAAGCCTCGAAATCGACACTGGTTTCGGTGATGTGGCCGACTTGGGCGTGGGGACCTCTGAATCAGCCGGGGGCGCGTTGGATCTTCGCCTCGTATTCGGAGCGAGTGTCGACCCGTGACTCGCTGGCACGTCGAACACTATTGACTTCTCAGTGGTTCCTGAACCACTGGGGCTCTCGCGTCAAGCTCATCGCCGATCAGAATCAGAAGACAGCTTTCCAAAATAGCGCGCGTGGGCACATGCTCGCCACCACGATGGGCGGGCAAGGTACCGGTCTGGGTGGACGGTATCTGGTCATAGACGATCCGCACGATACTGAGAACATCATTTCGGAAAAGGAAAGACATCGAGGTCTGCACAACTTCGACCACAAACTGTACACGCGACTCGACGATCGCAAATCAGGCGTGATCGTCGTAGTAATGCAGCGTCTTCACACCAAAGACCTTTCAGGCCACTTGCTCGAGGGCGCAGGTGGGGAACGCTGGGAACATCTGTGCATCCCGATGGAGGCCCCGGTTCGCAAGGTCCACATATTTCCGGTCTCGAAGAAAGAGTACGTTCGGGAGGAAGGCGAGCTGCTAAACCCGGTCCGCGAAGGGCCCGCGGAAATTGAGGAGCACAAGGAACGCCTCGGCTCTCTCGGCTATGCCGGTCAATTTCAACAGCGGCCCGTGCCCGAGGGTGGCGCCATCTTCAAGAGTTTCTATTTTAAGCTGTGGCCTGAAGATAGAGATCGCGAGGTCGAGCTGCCAAGAATCATTAGGATCGTGCAGTCGTGGGACTGTGCGATCAAGGACAACGAGACCAATTCGTACTCGGTCTGCACGACCTGGGCCGAGCTCGATGACCGTTTTCTCCTGCGGCATGTGTGGCGCAAACATGTCGAGTTTCCTGAAATGCTCCACGCCATGCACGAGCTCGCGGCGCAATTTCACCCCGATTGCATCCTGGTCGAAGACAAGGCGTCGGGCCAATCCGCGATCCAGGAGCTACGTCGTTCAAAATTACCGGTGATCGCGCTTAACGTGGATACGGACAAGACCGCACGCGCGCGCGCCGCGGCGCCCACGGCGGAGGCCGGCAAGATCTGGATCATGCGCGACGCCGCGTGGGCGCGGCTCTATCTGGATGAGCTGTGCAACTTTCCCAAATCGGAGTTCACCGACCAGGTGGATAGCACGACCCAATTCATCAATTGGGCAAAGGTCTCTTTAGGTTGGTCTAGACGTGATCGAGAGGAGATGGAAAAATTTCGACGGTATCAGATAGCTCGAGGGCTGCCCGTGCGTTACGACGAGAAGGACCAGCCGGTGTTCGTGTGCGCCTATCCAGGCTGTGAAAAGGAGTTACTGCCAGGGACCACCATCCATCAGTCCCGTTCCTTGCCGTTCTGCTGCCTGGTGCACTCCTGGTAAGCCGTTGGACTAACTGCCGCGAACGACACGCGCCCGGGTCTCTCGAGGCCCGGGCGCTTGTGAACCTTTGTCGCTAGCGTCGACCTCCGCGCTCTCAAACTACACCCGCGCACCCGACTGACCCAACGAACAATGTCGGCGATCCGCCCTTTAGTGGGGTCCCACAGACATCCTGCCGCGCTGCGAATTGGTTACCTGAAGCACCAAACGCATCGAACCGTTCTCTGGATAACATTCTGTTTCTTGTTCGCCACAATAACATGTCGTACAAACACCGCTGAGCATAATTGGTCATCTCAAAGGGCCTAGGGGTCTGTTTCGCATCGGTAGCCCCTGGAAGCATCGCGCAATTACAAACTTCATCCAAAGCATAGAGAAAAACATGCAGTATCCACCTTCTGAATTTCGCACTGTTCTGGAAGAACGGCTGACGGCGTGGAACCTTCCTGCCGAGCTTGCGGTCAAAATTGAAGAGCGTTTGACCCCCGTGACGTTCGCAAGGGGGGCGATCGTTTTTCTGCGCGGGGCGCCCGGGGACCTCGTTTTCTGGCTCCGCAAAGGCTTCGTAAAGCTCTATTTGCCTCATGCAAACGGCAACAGAACGCTAATTGCCGTTGCTCGGCCCGGTGAATCCCTCGGTATGGTGGCGAACATCGACGCCGACGGCCGCAGTCGTCAGATTTTCGAGGCGCAAGCCTTGACGACGTGCTCGCTCGGCGTCTTCAGCCGCGAGCATATGACAAGTCTGCTACGCACACTTGATCGCGAAAGAGTGGTCCAGTTGCTCGGCAATCTCAATGCGACATGGTCGGCGCTGTTCGAACGTTACGCCGGATTCATCGGGCTTTCGTTCCGTGAACGACTCGAGATGGTCTTTGAGGACTTGGGCGCCCGCTTTGGGGTCGAAGACAGGCGCGGCACTCTCATTATTCTTGCGTTGAGTCAGGAAGACCTGGCGGAAATGATTGGAAGCTCGCGGCCCATGGTGAGCAAGTTGGTCGGTGATATGGTCAAGGAAGGTGTGCTGGCACGTGGTGCGCAGCACCATTTCATCCTCCCACGCGAGGCCGAACAGCAATTGTTGGCTTCTTCCGCCGAGGTAACGCGATCGGCCAGGGCAGTCGGCTCCTCTACGCTCTGTTGCGCGGCGGCTACATCGAATCAGTGCTCGGTCTGACTTGGCTCGATTTCGCGACTTAAACAATCTATTAGCTTAGGCGCCGCTGTTGGCACGGTGAGTGCGTGCGTCCGTCGTGCGACCTGAGTGCGTTAGTTAGCATGTGATCGGGGGCATTGTGAGCATGAACGCCCAAAGCAAAGCCGAGCTTCGCGTGCGCCTTTACTCGATTTGTTCCTGGTGCGCGGAGCTGATCGATCGCCAGCAAGGTCAACAGCCGCGCCGATTTGTGCGACCAGAAGACCTCGTTGAGCATGTACCTCAGCAGCATGCGCTCTGGCTGGAGATTCTAGGAATCTCAGATGAGCTCTGAGCCTTATTTACCCCCGGGAGCCACCCGACGCTTGTACTCGCCGTCTACGGAGGAGCAGGAGGAGGAGCGGGATGTTCGATATAGCGATTCGCATTGAGCCGCGCGAAGAGCGCGTGCTCCGAAAGCTGCACAAGGAATCGCAACGGGCGCGTCGGATGCGCCATCCGAGCGTGATGCTGTTGCGCCCGGGCTTTGATCCGCACGCGATACTCGACCGCTTGATCGCAAAGATCGACGAATCGAAGAAGTACCCATGAGCACAATCTGCGAGGCTCTCCGCTGGCGGCATTGAGCACGCGATGCGCGTAAGCCTCAGCCGAGGTTCGCGGTCGCGGCAGGCGAGGGCTCCTACTATCGGCCGGCCTCGCTCGGTAGCACGGTGACCCGATTCGTCGATAGCACGGTGGCGGGGTCCGCGCTCATGGGTGAGAGGGTCAAATATATCGGCCTTCGGCACGTTTACCGCGGATGCGGGAACTCACCCCCTTCGGTCACCTGCCGCTCGAGGTCGGCGCCGGTCTGTTCCAGCGCTGTGAGCGCGTTGTGCTACCAGGTTGCGCCGGCTGGCGCGCTTGCCGCTCCAGCGGTTTCTCTCACGATCCCGTTGAGCTCGCCATCTATAAGTTCAGCTAATATTTTGATGAGGCGCGTGTGACGTTCTGAAGTCTCGGAATCGTGCATTGTTACCACCACGGGGTGTCAACCGATTTTTAGTTAACAGCGACCTTTACCTAGTAGTCTCACTAATTTCATGAGACGGTTGCGTCATACCTGACCCTCGAAAAAATCAGAAGTAACCACTCACTTGGGCGGGCTGACGAGCGGCGCCCTTCGTCGCGGATTCTGTTGGCGGTTTCCGAGCCAGCTTTTAGGTCCGGCAACAAACGCCTCAACAAAAATCGCAGGCCGTCGACCAGTGACCGTGCATTGATCGGATCGCGTTAATAGCTGCGCGAAGGCCGTCGCGTGCTCGGACATAAAGAAACTGCGGCAGGCGAGCCGCGTCAGGCGAAGAGTACTGCCCACTGGATCGCCACCGGTCCTCGGCTTGCCTCTCCTTTTTCATCATGTGGCCCTTAACCGTCACCGTTTTCGGATTGCTTGTCGTGCTCGCATTGCTCGCCCATTGGTGTGACCGGCCATCAGTCGCGCCAACAAGTCAGAGGACGGATTCTCAAGGAAATCACGCAGCCGTTGAGGCGCTTTCTCGGTTACCGCGCTCTCGTCTTTTGCTCGCGGCCCTCCTGGTCACCTTGCTTATCGGCGGCGACCAGATTATTTCGCAGAACAAAGCCGCCGCGCGCGAGCCCATGGTCATCGCCGCCGCAGCGACCGAATTCGTCCACGACCGCATTCGGCTCGAACTGCCGCGTATCATAACCTGGCGACCGCTGCCGGTTACTCCGCCAGAGTTCCATCGCCGCGCACGCCCGCACGCGGCACCGACGCCCAATCCGAAGGCCGGCTGATTCGACCGCTTATTTCCAAGCCGAAGAGCGATTCGCGAAACCCGAAGCAGGTTTGTCCAGGCACATCGAATGCAGAAACCATCACGTGAGACGGATGATCGGCAGGCCCCGCGACGGTGGCTTTCGACCGCGCGATGGGCGATGCGGTCCGCGCCGCTAACCGGTCGCCTCTTCTCGGCCAAGGCGAGTGAATCCCAACAGGCGGATGAAACGATCGTCGAGAGTTTCGATGAACCTGTTGAGGGTACGCTTCGCGAAGACGATCAGAGTAGCCCGCAGAGTAGCCCGGCTGCCCTCATGGATTCACCCGAAACGCTTGGGACCGAAGCGCGCAAAGCGGGCAATGTTCGGAACTCCAATCGCAGCAGCCACGAGCGCGTTGTTCTGTTTGTGCCCGGGCCCATCACCGAGGCTGACCTGCTAAGGGAGAGTGTTAAGCATGCCAGCATTATTAGACTGCGTCAGCGGCGCCGTAAACGCTTTCGATGGTTGAGAGATAACGTCGGGACTATTGTTTTCGTGATTGGTTTGCTCGTCCTAACCTGGTTCGTGGCCGCTAGTTAG